CTAACCCTGCGTAATTCTTTAAACACACCATCTTTAATCTGCTGGGCAACAGGTGCTGAAATCAAAACTTCGGATGGGGTAAAGTGATCGTGAAACCATGAAGCAATAACAGCACACAAAAAAGTTTTGCCTTGATTATGTGCTGATCGAACTAAAACTTTTCTTGCACCATTGGCAACCGAATCAAATATTTCCATCTGCTGTGGGGTCAGGGATATTCCGAGGTATTCGCAATACTCCCCTGGGTTTTTCGGAATCACTATAGTCTTCTGCTTCTCCCGATTCACCCTCTTCACTTCTTGGATTTCCGAGAGTTTCCCCTGCAACGCTGGACTCGATAAGGCCTTTTGCCATCTCTTTTGCAAGTTGCTTGTTGAGGAGTTTTTGGAGTTCTTGCTCATCATCTCGTTCCTTATTATTGCGTTCAATTATCCATTGCATGGCTCGCCAATCCTCACTCCCATGCTCATGGATAACCTGTTGCATAGCAATGGTTGCCTGTGCTTTCGCCTTAATCATTTCCTTCTTGTGCCAAGGCTCAAGATCCCTTTTGGAAATTCCAAAGGCTTTCATTGCTAGCTTGAGGTCGATTCCCCTCTGGATGTTTTCCAGCATTTCGTAAAAACTGTCTGAATCTATCATGATTTTGGAAACTCCTTGCCCCCTGGGAATTCAACATTTTCGGGTGTTTCTGGGTCGATCAGCATTCTCATAAGCTCAAGTGTCTCAGAGATATAGATCAAACTTGCTGCTATCGACTGAGAAGGCTTTCCTTTTTCGTAGGCAGCAATGGCTTCTACCATCCAGTCTGCCCCAGCTTTATTTAACATATTGCATCCTTTCAAAAACAAGGTAAAATAGGTAACAGTATTATAGCAAAAATCAAGGGGAATTTCGATGGCAGATTTAGTAGGCTCGATACAAAAATTAAAAAGGCTACTAGAAGACCGAGCCAAGCGGGTTGGTAGAGCTACGAATACTAATCCAGCACCTAACCCAGATATTGAAGCAACCAATAATTCTATCATATACACACCGCCTTCTGCTTGGATGAAATCGCTTGAATACTTCCCTATGGCAAAGGCTCAGTCAGGTTCGGTTGTAATGAGGGCTAGAGGCCCAAATATCGGTTATATTTATCCAAGAGTAGGTAAGGCCACATTTAACAAATGGGTGGCAAATAACTTCCGTGGAGGGTTTATATATTGGTATGCAGCACCATCGTTAAAAGACTATTCAATTATTGCCAGAGCAGCAAGACCTTTTAGAAGAGGCGGTTCGGGAAGACTTGGAATTGTAGCGGTAAGAAACAGGAAGGTAAGGGGAACGATGTATAATGCCATACCAAAAAATATAAGGGATAGAGGCAGGGCTTCAGCAAGAATTGCCAAGAAACGAAACTGGAGATTATAATATGTACCTAAATCCATACTATCGACACATTCAAGAAATGAAGCGGTTCTATGTAAAGTCCGTAACCGAAGAAGATATGGCTATCGTAAAGAACTGCTTGATAAGAAAAATTAGGGGTGGCAATACCAAAGCAGTAGAATTGTTTATGAAGTTTACCGAATGGCAAAAAGAGTTAGATGCAGCAGCAGATGCTAGACATGAACTTCAAACCATCATGGGTTCACCTACGGATGGGCTGATGAAATCGCTTCGCCCTGGGTCGATGAATATTTCTACTGGACAGCTTGAAGAAAAGAAACAGGCTTGATATATTAACATTGTCCGAATGATTCTAGGGCTTGTTTTCGCAATTTCCTGAGACTAATTCCCCTCGTAGTAGAATTGCATCAGAGGGGGAAGTTTCATTCGGACACTTTAATAATCTGTATCAGCCTCAACAAAATCAATACCTTCTAAAAGCTGATTGTAACTATTAGGGTTTGCTGGTAACTCGTTTTCTTCAAGATATTCTGTGAATGTAAAATCACATTTAAAACCAATTTCATAAGGGTTATCAGGATCATCTGTATTGGTTCCTGTGAATATACAATTCTTTATTCTGAATTTAATTGGGCTTAAGCTTATAACTTCAGAGTCAGAAAATCCAGCATTGTAACCAAAATACAGCGGGTTTCCACTTGTTGCTACAGGCTTAAATTGATCTATATAGTTGTAAGGTGTAAAAAAAAGTGAACCACTATTCATCATATAGAATTCAGAAACATAATAATAATTATAATAATAGTTATTAAGATAAAAGTTGTTTGAAACACTAGTCATGTTATCAACATATGAAAGACTACTCATGGTTTTGTTTGTTATGGTTGGCAAAATTATTTTGTAATATCCATCGGCAAGAGATGGCGGGTTATCGGTATATTCATTTTCAAACAGATTTCCAAGAGTTTTTAAAAATGATATTACATAACATCCAGGTCTTTGTGAAGAATATGGCAAAACCTCATAATCTTCATCAAGCACTAATTGAGTTTCATCAGGCCCATAAATCTCAATTAAACTTTCATAATTGTCAACATATTGTGACGAAACTACTATTTTAGGTTTACCAGCATAACTAGAATTATAATTAAAAATATATGATGCTTCTGGGTTATTTGGAATTGATGTTATTAAGATTTGATAACTAGCATTGATGCAACCATAATATGGTTTAGTTAAATCCAAATCTGGAACATAATAAAGTGGAACATCATATATTAAAAATTGATCATCAGTTGTCTCAATGTAAAATGCACCAATAGGATATAATGCGTAAGCACCTCTTTGATTTGTATTGTTATAGTAACCTGGAAGAGCTTGATATTGATCAATATATGACTGACCTAATACAAGATATATTCCATCTTCGCAATAACCTTCTTTATTGGTTGGGCTTCCTTGATAATAAGTTCCAAATGGCTTTATTTCTCTTGATGGATTAGAAGTGTTTAAAACATAATCCATAGCATTTACAGTAGAATTACCATTGTAAAACCAATATTTATTTACATATCCTCCTGTTGGTATTGATGTGGATGAAGAGTTGTAATAATTCCCAAGAAATGCTGCTTCCATGTTTCCATTAAAAACACTAGATGGAAAATCTGTGTTGGGGTTATGAAGCCTAAGAATGTTACCGCTAGGATCAGCTACATAAAGATTACCAGCAAAACTAGTTAATCTTCCATTTGATGGATTTGGCATAGGAATATTATTTATTGTCAAACCAAACCATCCATCACCAAATCCTTTTTCTCCAAATCTTGCTGGTATTTCTTCAACACCAACATACTCTTGTGTTGGATTTACACCCAATGTATTTACATACATTTGATAATATTTAGTAGGATCTATAGTAACCTGTGGAATATTTACAGTCATAGACAAACTAGAACCAAGCTTAATCATTTCGTAATAATAATAATAATTTCCGGCACTATATATGTTAAACATCGTGAAATTTAAATTTCCTGTAACAGACTCGTTAGAAGGAAAAGTAATTGTTCCAGAGTTAATAAAAAGTGATTGATCGTAATAGTAAAAGTTATAGTAAAAATTAAAATCAAATGGATCAGGAATATCATTTATATCTCTTCCTTGGTTGTAGTAATAATAAGAATAATAACTGCCAGATTTATTTTTTATAAATCCTGATTCAAGATCACCAAATGTTTGAAAAATAGGTTGTTTTAGTGCTGGATAATTTGGATCATATGTTGCAAAGCCATAATTATAACCAAAGCTGTAATTTGAACTAGAATACCCATTTGCAGCATACATTGTATAAGGGCCAGGAGTAGGAGTATATCCAATTTGATAGTAATCAACTAATTCTCTTGATTCTTCATTGGTAAGTTTTTTATATGCATACCAACCAGGACTAAATAAAGTAACATCCCTGTATGATAGTTGCCTTATATCTTCTGGAACAACAGCAAATGTTCGTGGCATATTTATATTTGGTATACTAGAAATTTCTGGAAAATTTTTCTTTTTAAATGATATCTGAATATCAACACAAACTGCTCCAGCGAACCAAGCAAGATTCTTCCCAGAGAAATAAAATTCATCTGTTGGATCTTCTATTTGAATAGCTTGGCTTCTTGATGGCCTGTCATGTATTATTACATTTTTATAAATGAATGTATCAAAACCAGATGTTGATTCTACTAATGGATTTTTTTGGGTAAAATAAATACAAGCCTTTTTTTCTGGAAGAAAACCATAATAAGCACCATAATTAATATTATTTCCATTAAATATGTCATACATTACTGGATATAAAATTTTGTTATCATAAGAATAAAATTCATTGTTATCGTTTATCCAAGGCCAAGAAGAATAAGCAGAAGGTATTTTTATTGAATCTAATGTTACTGGAATATTTATGCTTCCTTCTGATCCAACAAATGCTGTTTTAGAAAAACTATGTACTCTCAATATTAAATTATTTCCATTGAATGAAGCACCACAAATTTTGTATCCAGAATAAGTATCATCAAAAGCGTTGCCAACATTATTAACACTTCCTTCTTGCTCTGGCCATTCTGGAATTACAGAATTAGGTGGAAAATACGATGGAATACTAGGATCTAATGAGCATGGATCTAAATAATCTTCTAGTATGTTTTCTATTATGTTTATTTTTGATGCGTCAGAAAGAAGGTTGTATGTACTAATATAATAATAATAGTTTGAATTGTAAAAAATTGGCTGATGAATGTAATCAACATTTATATATTCTTCGCTCCAATAACTTATTCCTGTAGGATAATAAGAATCGTAAGTAGTAAAATTTGGCCAAGCAGTTTTTTTAACTCCTTCAAAAATATCATAATGATATATATTTGATTGTTCCCTTATAAGTGTTTCGTCTAAATTTAAAGAATAAGTTGGTTGAAAATTTGAATATACTCCCAATGATGGGTTACAATATTCTTGAGTTATTTTCTTAAGTTCAAATTGAGAATCCGTTCCAGCGGTTCCATTTACCTGATAAACAACTGGTACTGTAGTTTGTGTTAAATCTGATTCTTCCCAAATATAGTTTCCATTAGGTATAACCCTAACATTTATTAAAAAAGATTCATCTATTTGGTCATACCATATAACTTTGTTTGATCCAAAATTGTTTTTTCCAAACCAGTTGAATGGAACACCAGCTTCAAAATTATCTTTTATTTGACCATCAACATAATGATCTGGTGAAGCTGATACTGCACTAGGTTTATACATTTAACACCTATGGAAGAGGAAACCAACCTTTATCGCCATTAGCATCTGTTCCATAATACATATTTGGCCCAGGTGACGGAATATCGTTTTGCAATTTAAGATTTACTCCATTTATAAACGAACCAGTAACATCTATAGATGATTCACCATCTACAGCAGTATTAAGGATTGTTTGATAAATAGAAGCAGTTATTCCTGATGTAGAAATCATTACTAAACTAGTTCCGCTAGTTGGAGGCGTAGGCCATGCTGCACCAGAAGGAGCATTTGCATATTGAAATCCAGATCCTGTGGTAACAATGTATTGACCTGGAGTTCCATAAGTCTTAGGTGTATCAAGAAGGTCTATATACCTTAAACCAGCACTTTCAGTATTTATGATCGCTGTATATTCATCAGGGCAAAATGTGGTGTATTGAATAACAACACTAGCACCATTGTTTACAATGTCTTTTACAACTTTTACAGCATTTGGGCCAGTACCACCATTCTTCATGCATACAACTAAAGGCCTTTGATCATTGTAATTAGTGGCATTTGGGTTTGATGGATTACCTGGATCCCAATAGCCAATAGAAAAACCAACATATGTCCTATTAGGCAAAAGAGGACTTCCATTTATTTCTATAGCCCAGACATCACCGCTTCCCGCAGATGGAGGAAATGTTCCATATGGAGTTACATAGCTAATCTTTCCAGAATATCTTGTTCCAACCATAACAGGAGATCCATTGCTATCTCCAATTGGCATTACAAACATTCTGTTATTAGGGTTTACTCCGCACCAAAAATAATAGACTTCTCGGTTATCAGTTGAATCGGTACTAACTAATCTTGCAGGGCAAATTACCCCTGGCTGAATAGACAAATCGTTTGTGGTATTATCACGCCTATCTAAAACAAATGGCATTGGATAAGCTTTAGGGCCAGTAGTTTGAGTTGTTTCATCACAAAATAAACCACCTGGAACATCAGTAAATCCAGTACCACTCCAAGTAACTTCTTGGAAGTAATAAAAAGTATTTACTTCTGTACCTGGAACACTAGATGGAGCTTGTTGAAATATTTTAAACCACAAAAAGTCTGATGCACTATCGTTTGAAATGATAAATGAATTTGTGGAATCATCCCATGAAGCATTGATTCCGTTTCCAAGACTAGGTTGTATATTCGGCATGATATCCCTTTAAAAAAACAGGGCAGAGGAATCCTCCACCCTGTAAAATTTCAAATTAAAAAATGAAATTATTCTTCAAGAAGAACAGCCATTGAAGCCATTAACTGAGGAATGTTAGCAAACCCAGTTATTGAAGACTTCAATATGCTTGTAGCAAGATCCTTACTTGGCCTCATCGGAGGTGGCAAAGTAATCACCATAAATTTATGGAAAGATTTCAAAGCCACTTCTCTAGAAGACTTGCCTTCAACGAAAGAAACAAAATCATCAACAACAGGTTTAATCTGCTGAAGAATCTCGTTCATTCCAGAAGGCAAAGTAGAATTGTTAACAGGTACTGTAGACATATGATCCCTTTCTATCGGCCACAACAACTAGAACCTCGAAGACTGAAACGAAGTTTACCACCACGGAAAACTTTCGTGTCCGTCTTTACGGATTCAATTTTAATTGTTTTTTCTACCTTTTTTTCGATCTGTACTGCGGGTGCAGAACATTGCCCATTGGCACAAGAATTCTTGCGAACAGGCAGATCAATAACCATACCAACTGCTAAAACTAGACTGAACATAATGCTTCCTCCTAAAGAGTCCAATCAATCACTCTGGCTGGATAGCCATTAAAGTTACTATACGCAAAAACTTCTTCTGTGCAAATATGATTCATGTCTTTTTCTAAAATCCAATAAGAACCTAAAGGTTCTCCATAATTCCCTGGGGGAGTTCCGTGAGCGTTGCCCCAGGAATTTTGAATTAAAAATATAACACCAAAATCTGGGTGAGTGGTGAAACCTAAACAAGCTTGTTGATGCCCCCAAGAATCGCTTTTTGAAGCCAATTGTACTGCTGGAGTACCTTTGGCTTGAACTTTTAAATCTCTAAAACCCCACCATCCAGAAGCGATTGTTACAGGATACCCATTCCTTAAAGCCTTCTTAACCTCTTCAGAATTCTTAAGTTTACTTGTTGTTTGAACTTTAAACCTATTTGATACTTCAAATAAATCTACTGGTGGTGCATCTCCATTACTCCATTTGTATTCAACATTAGATCCAAAAGTCCATGAGCCATCTTTTTCTTTGATGGGTTGAGGAAGATTAGTGTCAACAGGTGGAACACCATCTTGACTACATGATTCAGCCATGCTTGAACCAAAAGAACCCTCACCAACACCATGCAACCCACCACGCTTGCGGGATTGACCATAATTAAACATAATGAATGGAACTTTCCATTCTTCATATGTTTGATTTTGCGTAACAATTTCAACCGCTTGGAGCGTTGCCATTACTGCCAATGCACCATGACCTACACAAGATCCAGTCTTCTGACTCCAAGGAAAAAAGTCATATCCAGAAGCTTTATTAACAACCTTGTACAAAAGTGCTTCTTTTACATCTGGTGAGTCATCACCTTCTATTTCAAACTTGACTAATGAAGTTAGAAATGCTTGTCTTCTTTTTTCATCAATGCTGTCTATTGGATTCCAACCAAAATTCCATTGGGTAGATTTTCCAAAGTATTTCTGCTTTCCACCTACTTTTACATATTCAATCATTGTTTTAACTCCTTTGCAATTTGAGCAAATTCTTTAGTAAGAAGATCCCTGAGTTTTTGATCAAGCTTTAGTGTACCATCTTTAGGTAATCTCTCGTTGAGTCTTTTTCCAATTACATCTCTAAGATTGGCAAGCTCGTTTTCCATGAATTGTTTATTGATAGTTGCCTTTGCTGCTTTGAAAACATCTGTAAGAAATTCGTAGTCTTTTTTCTGACACTCTAAAGCTAGTTCATCATAAAACATAGACAACCACTTTACCTGATCCTTATCTTCTTTTGCTGCTGCTGCTCTGATGTCATTGTCTGGATTTACTGGTGGAGCGGGAGCGGGTTCATCACCGATAACTACTGATGTAAACGCTGGATCAGATGGCCCAGATTCATTGCCAACATAAGCAAACAATCTGTACACACCTTGAGTTTGCGAAGTTACCACCAAAGTTTTAGAATCCTTGAGCAAATCAACAGGGAATATATTCAATCCCTTGTCAATCGAAACCCATTTAACCAGTTTAGATTCGGTCTTAGCTGGAACGCTTATAAATGCTCCAGGTTGACCAGAAACTTTTGCGGGAAGCTCTATAGTTGGAATTTGAAGAAACACTAAAAAAAGAAGGTTTATCACGGTCTGCTCCTTATTCGTTCTGCCATGTTTTTAGAATCTATCAAACAATACACATTTACTGATGACCATTTTTTTGCGTGACCAAAAAGAAAATGACAAGGTCTGCATAATGACAGTAAATTTTTTGGCTCCATTTCTAAAGATGCATCTTTAGAATACGGTATCAAATGGTGGACTTGAAGCAACTCAGGGTCATCCTCAAGGCAAGCAGCACACTTAGGATTTCGTTTTAAATGTGCTGCTCTTACCTTGGCCCATTGTGACCCCCGATTATAAAAAAACGGAGATCAATAACTTCAGAGCGGTCTTAAGAACTATTGCCCAAGGGATAATTCCAATCGTAATTGGATTTCCGTGGAAATCACCCTGGGGAATTGCTTGTTCAAGGATCGCTGCGAAATCTTCAAGAGAAACCTCTTTGTCTTGAAAAATTTGTTTATCATCAGGAATAACTTGATCGGCAGCATAGCCAACAATGTTCCAAAGTGCATTAGAAAATTCTTTATTACCTACATCTTTTTTGCCTCTAACTTTATCAACCACTAACATCATGGCATCTGTAGGCATCGTTTGGGGAAAATCAATCATGCTTCACTTCCTTTTTTAAAGTTCTAGTGTAATTCAAAACTTCCGTCAAAATCCTCAAGCTTTCCGCTTGAGCCTTGGCTACTTCGCCAATGGAGCTTTCTAGCCTATCTATAAATACCATATGTCTCTGGTGTAGGGGAAGTAGAATATTTTGACCCAACCAACTAAACCCTTTATAAACAGCCCATAAAAGGAAAACCAGAAAACTTAAAGACACTCCGAATCGCTCGATAATGTCTATGATATTGATGTCTGCGAATATCATATTGCCTCTAATTCTTCTATGGTTAATGCGTTTTCAACAGCCTTTCTTTTAGATGCTATTTCCATAGACATCTGCGAGCGAGACTGACCATATAGCAGCATTAATTGTAGCATTTCGGTGATACTATTAAAAGATAATTCGTTGTTTTCAATCGTTACCAAAGAGGGCAAAGGAAGGCCTAAATTTGCTGCTTCTTTAGCTAATGCAAACGATCCAGATATCAGGGCAACATCGCTAGGTGTTATGCCTAAATGACCTTGTGGAAGACCTGTATCCCAACCTGTTTTTTCTAATTTTTCCCATTCGGAATCAATACTTTGCAGTTTATTTTGTTTTGCTTGCTCAATAGAAATGTCTACTAAAGAATAATTAACCTTCCAAGTACCATCTATTATTTGCGGAACATCATCATACACAACTTGTTTGTTTGGATTTGTGTTTTTACATTGAACATATTCAACAATTACATATTCCACACCATCTATTTCACCATGCCATCCTTCGGAAAAAGATGTTCTAGGATGGTCACGCTGTGGATAGCTTGGAAATTCTAGGATCACATCGTCTTTTATTTTTGCGTATTGCATGGGTTAACTCCGAGTGAAGATTGAGACTGTATTGCCACTACCATTCGTTTCATAAACGCTAGTGCCATCTGAGGAAATGCAAATGCCGGAGGGGGCTGCACCAGCGGAAATCGTTCCATTAGAAGTTAAAGCTCCTGTGCTAGTGTTTCGAGAGAAAATTGAAACTGTTGACACACTACTGTCAGCGGTATAGACGCTAATCCCATCTGCGGAAATACAGATGCCTTGTGCCCCTCCTGCATTTGCAATCGTTCCATTAGAAGTTAAAGCTCCTGTGCTAGTGTTTCGAGAGAAAATTGAAACTGTTGACACACCACCGTTAACGGTGTAGACGCTAGTGCCATCTGCGGAAATACAGATGCCGTAGGGGCTTGTTCCAGCAGCAATTGTTCCACCAGAAGTTAAGGCTCCTGTGCTAGTGTTTCGAGAGAAAATTGAAACTGTGTTGGCAGCGGAACTTTGATTAGTTTCATAAACGCTTGCACCATCTGCGGAAATACAGATGCCGTAGGGGCTTCCACCAGCAGCAATTGTTCCACCAGAAGTTAAGGCTCCTGTGCTAGTGTTTCGAGAGAAAATTGAAACTGTGTTAAGGCCGTAATTAGCGGTGTAGACGCTAGTGCCATCTGCGGAAATGCAGATGCCTCGAAGAATACTACCCGAACCAGTAGTGATTATTCCACCAGAAGTTAGTGCCCCAGTAGAAATGTTGCGAGTATATATGCTCACTCTGTTAGTATTGGCAACATAGACGCTAATCCCATCTGCGGAAATACAAACTCCAGTAGCCCCTGCTGCAGCAGCAATTGTTCCACCAGAAGTTAAGGCTCCTGTGCTAGTGTTTCGAGAGAAAATTGAAACTGTCTGGGAACTATTGTTAGCAGCGTAGACGCTAGTGCCATCTGAGGAAATGCAAATCCCTCTTGGTGCTGTTCCAGTAGCAATTGTTCCATTAGAAGTTAAGGCTCCAGTAAACACTCTACCCCTGCTCACACCCATGATTTTTCTATTGATAGGCATTAGAAGTTTTGACCTCCTGTCATGCTGTACCATGTGGTTCCACCATCCCAAGTAGTCAAAACAAATATATCTACTTTTCCGCTGGTACTGGTCAAGGTTGGAGCCGTACCGCCACTCCACTTTATAGCCGAGCCCCAAGTCACAGAACGACTAGTGCCATCAGCGGTGAAGGCAAGAGTTAAACCATATGCGGTGTTTGATGCTGGTATATTGCTGAAGGTGATGCTGGTTATCGCTTCATTTAAGCTCACATGAAATACATTCCCGCTTGCACAATTCAAGGCTAGCACACCACTAGAAATAGTTGGTGCGGTTTTGACTTCATTCAATCCGGTGATCGTAGGGGTGGTGAGTGCTGCTGAAGCAGCAAGGCCAGTAGCATTTCCAGTCAATGAAGCGGTAATAGTTCCAGCAGAAAAGTTTCCAGAAGCATCTCTTTGAACTACAAAAGAAGCAGTATTTGCACTTGCTGCATTAATACCAATCGTACCTGTTCCAGTTATTGTTCCACCTGTTATTGGTGAAGTTGTTGCTATTGATGTAACTGTTCCAGAAGTTGATGATGTACCAGCACCAATTGCACCTCTAAAGGTTGCAGCATCCAAAGCAGAAACCGTATTATCTAAATTGAACCTTGGAAATGTTACTGCTGATGGATTAGTAAGGGTAAACAAGTTGGAACCAACAGTTGTTGCACCAAGTGATGTTCTCCCAGTTGCTGCCACAAGGCTAGTGGAACCACCATCCCATTGTAAATAACTGCTATAAGCTGTATCCCAATTCCCTTGTTTTGCAGTAGTTGGGATTGAGTATCCAGAAGTTAAAGAAAATGCTCCAGTAGTATTCGTATAGGTCAAACCTGTTGCACTAGATGATAAATCAGTAAGCTTAATGCCACCTAAACCAGCCAAGGTGTAGGTAGGAATATTAAGAGCATTTGCAGATAATGTTGCAGCACCACTTGAACCAGTAACGGTTAATGAAGAAATTCTATTTGTATATGCGGTGTTAAAGTTACTCCAATCAGTAGAACTTAAAGCACCTCTGTTTGTTGCTGATGCTGTTGGAACATTTAGTGTAATAACAGGGGTTGTAGTTCCAGTAGCTACTGTACTACTTAAATCAGTTCCAGTTGTTCCAAGTGTCAACGCTGCAACAGATGTTACAGATCCTGTTCCATAAGCAGTTGTATCCAAGGAGAATGTTCCCGCTGCTGTCATTTTAACAAAGCTTGCAGAGACATATGTAAGACCAGCAACAGAAGTCAGGTTGGTTGATGAAGCTTGTCCACCTAAACCGCTTAAGGTATATGTTGGAACATTTAAAACCCCTGATAGCAATGTACTTGCACCACTTGAACCAGTAACAGTCAAGGATGTAAATGTTGCTGCTGATGGTGTAGGAATATTTAAAACATTTGAAACTAAAGTTGCTGCACCGCTTCCAGTTGTAGTTAAGCTTGTAATTCGATTTGTATATGCTGTATCCCAAGTGGTTTGGGAAGCTGTGGTTGGAATTCCATATCCAGAAGTTGTTGAAAATACTCCGCTTGTATTTGTATAAGTCAACCCAGTTGCAGTTGATGATAAGTTTGTTAATCCTATACCACCTAAACCAGAAAGTGTATAAGTTGGAACATTCAACACATTAGAAGATAAAGTTGCAGCACCTGATGAACCAGTAACTGTTAATGATGAAATTCTGCTAGTATATGCTGTATCCCATTGAGTTTGTTTTGTAGTTGTTGGGATTGAATAGCCACTAGTTAAACTAAACACCCCTGTTCCAGAAGTGTAAGTTAAACCAGTTGCAGTTGAAGAAACAGATGATCTTGCTCTAGTATCCGTGTAATAAAGATTTGTATCTTCTGAAATGTTTTTGGTTGTACCAGCAACATTTG